GTATTGATGTTATAGGACTAGGAGGAATAGGTTCATTTGTGGTACAAGGACTAGCTATTATGGGATGGCAGAAAATATGTGGCTTTGATAGTGATGATGTAAAATGTCATAATTTAAGCAGCACTGCATATACATTCGATGATATAGGATTGCCTAAAGGACAAGCTTGCACAAGATTACACGAAAGACATTCAGAGGACTGGCAACAGTTCTATCCAGATGGACATTTTAATAGCGATAAATATAGTGGAAACAGAATAATCGTATGTACAGATAATATGGCATCAAGAAAGTTTGCTTATGAATGCTGGAAAAAGCAAAAAGGTCGTGACTTCTTTATTGACTTAAGAATGGGTGCAACAAGCATAGAAATGGTAACTGTAACTCCAGATGTTGACAATTATATGGATGAATGGATACCTGATGGATCAGTCAAAGAAGAACCTTGTTCTATGAAACATACTGTTTTTGCAACACAGCACATAGCATCATTAGGTGTAGCTCAAGTGTATAATTTAATAGGAAATCTAGCCTATTATGACTATATTTGGGCGAGTCTGACACCAATCCAATACGAATTTGGGAATTTAATAGTACCAAAAGTAGAAGGAGATGTAAATGCAACATCCACAAATAAAAGTGAGGAAGGTATCAACGGACTGGAAGGCAATGCCATCGGGTCTAACATATCTCTTCATAGGCCAGCCTAAAACTGGCAAAACTACAGCTTGTAGTAAGTGGAGCGAACTTGGTAGTGATGGCGTCATCTTATTAGATACCGATTTAGGGTCTGATTTCGTAGATGGCGTCAATGCTGTTACAGTAAGCTCACTTAATGCTCCTACACGTGCAGTAGAGCACGAAGGGAAACAAGTTGTAAAGAACGGTAAACCTCAATTTGAGGTAATACCACCTCTAGAAAGAGGATTTGTAAAAAGGTCAGGGAAAGATAAGGGAAAACCCATAGAATCTTATTCTCTTATTGAAGTATATAACTGGCTTAATACAGAATGGGATAAGCTGCCCTATGATACTATAGTTATTGATACTATAGGTCAAGTAAATGAATGGGTAGAAGACACCGTAATTAAAGAACTTGGAATAACTGCTATGGGAGAAGGTCAATGGGGAGCCGACTGGGGTAAAGCCAGAAGGAAAAACGTAGACATTATCAAGAGATTCCAAGCTTTAATTAAAAAGAAAGGTGGAAATCTGATACTGGTTTCTCACTCCAAAACAACTGCTGTAACTGATGGAAAGGCTCAACTAGGGCCTGAACTACCTCGTGGCTTAGGATATTCTTTAGCCGCTAAAGCAGATGTTATTGGATACGTAACGGCACAAAAAGAAGATGGACAATACTATGTGTCTTTTGAGGCTTATGATGAAAGAGTCGTTGGCTCACGTCTAGCACCATTAGCACAAAAAGTCCTTCCATTCGATTACAAGGCTGTTAGTGATGAAATCTTAAACTACAAAAGAGAGGCTGATAACAAATGAGTACAGCACGATTCCGTCCTGATGACCTAGCGAATACTTCTGACGGGAGTAGCAAATTCCTAGGTTTCGTTCCAGTTGCTATAATGGACTACCAAGATAAATCAGAAGATTTTGACTGGGCAGACGTCTTTATTGAAGTAACACTACAAATGGAGCATTCTCAATATCCAAGAAGATTGCAAGTTTGTGGTTCTTACGATAAAGAAGCAAATGGTAACATAAAATCCTGTTCCTTATTAAAGAGGGTTTATTATCTATTTGATGCCATTGGGTGTCAAGCAGGCCCTGATAAGACAGGTAATTGGGTAGATGAAAATGGCGAAGAAATAGCAGATATTGCTAGTTACTTAGCTAATAATCATTCATCCAATCCACTTAAACCAAGTTTCGATTATTATTGCTATCTCTATAAGAAGCAGCCGGGTAAAGACGGCAAATCTTATACAGAAGCCTATCCGAGACTAGTGCCAAACACAGAGAAAGGCAGAGCCGAACTAGAAAGTTATATAGCTTTCTTAAAAGGTAAGAACCTTATCAAAGAGTTTGACGAGAGTGTTCCAGCTAATGGAACATCAAACCCAACTGCAGTTGCAGGAGAACCTACACAGTTCTAATGTATGCAGAGATAGCTATCGGGAGTCCCTCAAAACGGGGGACTCTCGTACCGTTTGAAGACATATGGGATATCGTGTATGAAAACGGTGAGAATCAGGCAGTATATAGAAGTGTTTATCTATACGATGATGAAGCTTTGAACTTCATTAAACGCAGTGGAACCTTAAAAAATTACCTAGGGTCAAGAATTATAGATACTATTCCAATAGATATAGACAAAGGTCAAAACACTGACGAATACACCTTAAAACAAGCCCAAGCCATAGTATATTCATTGGAAAATGAATTTGATTTAAAAGAGGGCAATTATCAGTGTTACTTTAGTGGTACTGGTTATCATATAAACATAGGTGCAGATGTATTCGGAAGTGGCGAAAATGGATTCGAAGCTTCGCCTGATTTACCATTCATTGTAAAACAAACTATGAGTTCATTATTTGAAAACATAGACCCAGCAGTTTACATTCGAACGGCATTAATACGTTTACCACATACTTTAAATATCAAATCACAACTATTTAAAGTTCCCCTTACTAGAAAAGAGTTAATGGGTAGCACATCTGAGGCTATCATCAAATTAGCATCTTCTAGAAGATTAGACTTCGGCTTAGCTGACTTATGGGGAGAAGGAACTCTATCTGATTTTATTAAGAAAGATGTACCTGAAGTCAGGGAAATGAAAAACGTATTAGAACCTCGTAATATAGTACCTTGTATGCAGACTCTTTATAAAAGAGGGCCTGTATCAGGAAGTAGAAACAATACTATTTTAAGATTGGCATCTCACTTCCGTAGAAACGGTATAACAAGCGAGGCAACAAAAGCAGCACTATTACATTGGAATAAGAATCAACTTAATCCACAGGTAATTATAGACAAGGTCGAGTCTACATATAATTACGGATATAAGTATGGTTGTGAAGATGAATTATTAGTGCCTGTTTGTGAACCAAGATGTGTTTACTACAAAAACAAAGACTATGCAATAGATGTGAAAAATCGAGAAGAGCTGCAAAAGGATTTATCAGAGAGATTAGATACTGATTATTCTGGCAGAATGATTGATTTGGCAATGATGTTTGGTCTTGAAGACAAGGATTGTGCAATATATCCGGGAGAGTTAGTAACTATATTTGGGCCCACTGGTAGTAACAAAACTACTTTGGCTCAAAACATAGTACTAGGTTATGATTTTAAAGCAGATGTAATAAGGAAAGAATGGCAACAGCCTACCTTATTCTTATCTTTAGAATTAAGTGGATGGTATATGCATAGAAGAAACTTACAAATAGTAAGTGGTATGGATAAAGAAACTGTTACTAAGAATCATAAGTATGTTGGAACAACATTCGGAGAATACTTAGGACATATCAATATCCAAACAGTTTCAGCAACAGTTGAAACAATACAAAAGCAAATCAAGACTCTTCAGCCAAATGTTGTAGTAATTGACTATATAGACTTATTGGAAACTCCAAAGCATATACGCGGTGGAGAATATGAACAAATAAGATATATTAGTCATTTCTTATCAAACTTAGCTGTTAATAGCGACATTATCATTATACAAATATCTCAAGTATCAAGAGAATATAGTAGAAATGAAATACTTGATATCTATGCTGGTAAAGGTAGTGGTGCTATAGAAAATGCATCAAGAAAAGTTATAGGTATTAATGGCAAACAAAGTGAATCTGATAAGACAGTTTCCTTATTTAAGAATAGCGATGGAGATTTATTCGATGTCGACCTTGAATGGAAACCATCTTTCAGACTTCCAGTAAAAGGAGTTTCAGATGAGAACACATATCATCAAAGTAGAAGTTAAACCAAAGGTAAAACTTCGCTTAATCTCAATGG